TCAGTCATGCGTCGACTCAACAAGCCCCTGCGAGGCGAAGAAGCGCATAACATCGCAATAGCGATACTGCTCCCCCCCTTTCCCCGGATTAGTTCCCGGGGCAGGGGAAGGGAAAGGGGTGCCTTTTTGCTCCCAGTATCTGCGTTTTCGCCAGAAAGTAGTCCTTGAAATCCCTCCCAGCATAGCCTGTACCGTCTCACGATTAATGATGGCCGGCTGAATAGTGATGTTTGTGTTCTGCATCTACTTGTATCCCCTCCGGTGTTTACCGCGCAATTCCTCTTCTTCCTGACAGTCAGCGCAGCGCTGACAGCCCGCCACAAGTTCCCGGCGCCGATCGGGTATCTCTTCCCCGCAGTCGCGGCAGTGAGTAGCCGAAACAGCCGCATGGTTGATGCGCATGTTCTGGATGGTCATTTCCAGCCGGCGCTCTGCCAGCTCGTTGGCCTGATCGATAATTTCTGCGCTCATGCTGCACCGCCTTGTCCGCCGACTAAAAATAAACAGTCTTTTTTATGCTCGTTACAAGACCAGACCACTTCGTCATCACCACGGAAAACATTTACTTCCACCGTGGTTTTAAACTTCGCAACTGCACCGCACTTGCATTTGGCCGAGGTGTTTTTGCTTTTGGCGGCAACACTGCCGACTCTTGGGTATTTGCTCATGATTCCACTCCATACCGCCCATTCATGCGGCCAATAACACTGACAAATTTCACCAGGCTGACACCCATCGGCTTTACCTTCTCGTAGTGCTTGCGAAGGATGGGGGGGCAGACAGCGTTCCACTTCGGTTTAGGCTTTACGCTCATCGCTTTGGTTATCTCTTCTGCGCAGCGACGAGCCTGGGCGCGGAGAGCGTTTTCTTTTTCTTCTGGCGTCATGCGACCCCCATATAAGCGCGAATGAAAGCCGCAGCTGCCTGGGCGTTTATGGCGTTGCCGTAACCCTTCAGGCGGCCGACGCGGTTGCTGCTTGCCACTCTTGCCACCCCGGGCTCGACTCGTCCCATGCGTGCGGCAGCCCCATCAACCAGCGGGAATGTGCCGGGTTCAACTGGACGCCATTTGCCATCTCGACAAAAGAGCCAGTCCGCATCTCGCCAAAAACCGTTAACCTCAAGGGGCCGCATGTGTATGCCTGGCGCGGTAGCTGATCGAGTCTGTCCTTTCCATCCCGCTGCGCAGTCATTCCCGCCGAGTCCTTCCAGTCGCGTGAGGTTGGTGTCACCCATGCCGCTAGCACTGCAAAGTCCTGTAGATTGGGCTGGCGACCAGCCTCCTTCCTCGCCATTACCTTTTTCCAGTCCTGGTAACAGTTTTTGATGTTGCTCGCCAGCGGACTCGGCCACCCAGTAAGCTCGCTCTCTGATGTGCGGAGCACCGATGCCCGCTGACGTAAACGGCACAAGCCCGAAGGCGTATCCCATTCCTTCCAGGTCTGCTTGTACAAGGTCGAACCATGTGTTTGCGTTACCGCTTGCAACCTGTTCGCCAAAGACATGCTGAGGTCTGCGCTCGCTGATGAGATGGAAGAAGTGGGGCCAAAGGTGCCGCTCGTCAGCAAACCCATCTCCTTTGCCTGCCGCGCTGAAAGGCTGGCACGGGCAGGAGCCAGTCCAGACCGGTTTATCGTCAGGCCATCCTGCGAGGCGCAGGGAATGGGACCAGACGCCAATTCCGGCGAAAAAGTGGCATTGGGTAAATCCTCTGAGGTCGTCAGGTGTGACATCTTCAATACTCCGTTCGTCAATTTCGCCAGGGGCGATATGCCCGGCGGCTATGAGGTTACGCAGCCACTGCGCCGCGAATGGGTCGATCTCGTTGTAGTAAGCTGCCGCGCTCATGCTGCCTCCGTCTTAACAACGTCAATGGCGCAGCCGGGGATCAACTCAACGGAAGCGGTGGCGCATTGGTTCCCCCAGTGGCTCCAGCCTGGCGCACCGCTGCGGCTGAAAAGCTCAATCCGAGGCACGTCGCCGTAGAGCAGCTCCAGACGGTGGCGAACTTCCCATGGTTTCTCGCTATGCGCGCCGAGTGGGCTGTAGACCACCTGCTTAATGCCGGCGTGCTTGCGCTCCAGCCCGGCGCCGCGGGTGGCGATCAGCACGTCTTCCGTGTTGGCGCGGGTGTGGTTGCCACCGTTCATGCGTGTCTCGGCATTAAGCAGGGCGAGGAAGTCGTAAAAATCGGTCACATCGCCCTCTGCCAGAGCCTTGGTAATGCGCAGTTCGGCCAACTGGTTCAACTTCACCCAGGTGAAGCCCTTCATCGTGCGCACCGTAAATCCCCAGGCCTCGGCCAGCTCGATCGCCTCCTGGTTGTGGGTGCCGGTGTACCACATCGCCAATACGGCGTTATCCGCGGCGAGCTCCCATACCGGGAGCCGCTTCAAATCGAGCAAGCTCATGGTGGGGTAGTGATCGACGGCGGCGCCGTTGCTGATCGTGTTACCGTAAGACCAGGCCGGGTCGGCATAGATAAGTGAGTAGCGGTTCATAGGACTGACTCCATTTCATCGATATAGAGGCCCGATGCGATAAGCCGGCGGCGCCGGGCCGCTTTATCAATACATTTCTGGCGGTTTCCAGAGGCGGCCTGAGCTATCGAGCGCTTAGTGAACAGGCGCGTTTTACCCTGCGGGGTAATGACCTTTGGCCTTGTGATCAGGTCAAAGGTGCGATCGCAGATGCCGTCCTCGTTGAGCCAGGTTTCCGATGCGACCAGCTGCGCAATGCGGCCTTCTCCCTTGGTTATGCCGTTCGCAACGCGGTTAAATTCGACAAGCGTCACGCCGAACTTCTCCGCTATTTCGCTGCCGGTAACAGGGCGGCCGCGCGTCTGAATCATCCAGATCACGCGCTCGCGAAGGCCGGAGAATTTCCCTGCTTTGCCGGGCCTGCGGTAAAATGGAGTGCGTTTCATTTCCACTGCTCCCCGAAGGTAAAGCCGATCTCCGCCAGCGATTCATCCATCTTGCTGATGAACTCCGGCACCATTTCGTTGAAGTCGGACATGTATTTTTCGTCGCGCTCAACAACGACATGGTGAATGCCTTCTCGCTTCATGCGAGGGTCATAATTCGCGAAGTACCAGGCGTCCTTCCCGGTTACCCACATGCTGAATTGCACCTGGGCCATGTAGGCGGATTTGATAGCCTCGAAGCCGCCAAGCCGGAATTTCATGAAGTCGCGAGAGGTGAAAGGGCACTTCAGCTCAAGGCCGCGGCCATCACTGCACAGGCCGTCTGGTGAGCAGGCTGTGCGCATACCTTCGTCACGGAAAAGGATCGGCGACTCGGTTACCTGCACGTCGGTGGTGAACTCAAACAGGGTGCGAGCATCGGCCTCATACTGTTTCCCCCAGGCCAGCGCCTTGGCGTTAACTTCCGGCGCCACGCCGGTGCACACTTCGGCAAGGAGCGTAAGGAAGTAGGACATCTTCATATCAGTCCATTTCTTGCCTGACTTAGGCTTAGAAATGACATTGTGAACTTCCGAGGCAGTGATCACGCCGAGGCGTAAGCGGTGCCAGGATTCATCTCCCTGTTCAACGCGGGTAACGTCAATGCCAGTTCGATCGAGGATAATTTCTGGTGTCATGTCAGCAGTCCTTATGGTCATCCCATGGCCCAAATCCACCTACATAAACAAAACCGCTAGATGAATCGCGCCCATGTTTATCGCGCTGAAGTCGCTCAATTGAATTTCTGTCAATGGCCGCCTGACGCATCTCTAATGATTGATGGCCTCTACGACGGCCATATTGCTTCCAATAAGCTGCGCATGACTTACTGCAAAACTGCGCCCAGCCTCTTTTTCTGTCAGCAACTCGGGCAAGGAATTTGTCCGGGCAGCACTTGCAGGTCACTTCAACAGTTTTTCCGGTCATGCTGCCACCTGCGCTTTTTTCTGGAGGAAGCTAAAGCCTTTCTGCGCTTCTTCTTCGGTGAGCTGTGATGCCTGGAAAATGTCACGCTTGAAGATGTTGCTGCACAGAGGCAGGAAGTCCTGCTCCCAGTCCTTATTCAGGGACGTCAAGAGGTCGGTAATTGCCTGCAGCGTTTCCTCACTGGCCACCAGGGGAAGCGCCTCTGTAGTGCTGCGCGGCGTCACGTCACGCGCATCCACTTCCAGCGTTTTACCTTCCATCTCTTCTGCAGTGGGCTGCTGGCCAATTTCAGGCCACGCCTTACGCAGAGCCTGAGCCTCGGCACACTTCGCCAACTGGCCGTAAGGGCGCTTTTTCCACATTGCGTTTGGCGCGGTAGTGTCGCGGCCGGCGGTGGCATAGTTCTCAACCCAGTATTCTTTCGCGCTGAATTCGACGATCTCCCCGCTCGGCATGCGCTTGCTGACTGTGTACTTGCACCATTGAGGTACGGTCACTTCAATACCGGTAAGCGTCAGAGTGACGTCCGGGCCGAACTCTGGTTCTTTTGCGCCAGCGTAATCACCGGAGCGATCGGCCTGAATCCGATAAAGCCCGATGCCAGGCATAACCACATCGCGCCACTCGCTTTTCCCCGACTTCGAGTCCTTAACGCTCATCGGCACCAGATGAACGGGCTTCAGAAGCGGATCGAGGTTTCTGGCCCGGCAGTAGTCCAGTGCCATCATCACCGACTCATCCTTGGCGCCAGGGTAAATACTGTTTTTGAGGGCGCTCCAGGTAGCGCCGTCAATGCCTCGCTCAGCAAGAGAGCTGGCTGTAATCACAAGTTCGTTAGCCATTGCTATTCCCCAAAGTTAAAACGGGCAGCCGGTGCGGTGATCCCAGTCGTATTCCGCCTGGGCGTAAGCTACTGCCGAAATGAAATCGTTATATGCCTCTCCGGCGGAATCGCTGCGGAGGCCTTCGTATGGGCTTTTGTCCATCGGCACAGAGAAGCGGAACAGGCCTGACGGCTCTTTCGGCAGGGCGTCGATAATTTCCTGCGCCCGATCGTCAATCCACTTTTGCTTCTCTTCGGTGAGCGACTGCTCAGCCCATTTCCGTTCTTCGATAGCGTCGTATGCGCGGTATGCGTTCATAGCTCGCTCCTGAAATTTGGTTGTAAGAATCCCGGCACCGTAATGGCTGCCTGATAGCTCAGTTAAATTCGTGCGCTGATATGCGCGGTTAATGCGTCCCGGCTGGTACCAGGTTCGGCTCAATGCTGCGTGAAGCGTATGGCCGGCGGATGTGGCGCAGATTTCCCTGCGGCTCATGCCAGTAGCTGCCGTCTCGATAGTCAAAGCTGACCAGCCAGGCGGCGCCGGTGCGGCGATTGCGCATCATCACGGCGCGTCCGTTGTTAGGAATTGAGTTAGCCATTGAACACCCCCGTAACGTGCAGAATTTTAATAACCACTGCCGACCAGATAACACCGCAGATCAGCAGGCAGTAAATCAGTGAACGAATGCCTTGTTTGCTCATGCTGAACCACCAGGCATCAGGCAGAACGCGCTTGCAATCAGTACGCATACGACGATGGCGAATGCGTGTGCCAGAAACTTAAACCACTCAGTTTTATCTTCTTCGCGGATCATCTCTTCACCTTTGCCTTATCGCGGATAACGGGACGTTTTGACTTCACCCCGGCGTTGCCGGTGTTGTTTGGATGAGTCAATTTAAAACCATAGTTGTTTTATAGTCAACAACAATAGTTGTTTAAATGGCTGGAATGGTTTTATTTGGTTGTTTTTATTGGTTATTTATTTTTGTAAAGCGTGCTGGTAAGCTCAAAAAAACGCCAAAGAGGCTAGCGCTATGTCGAATGAGGATGAGTTTTTCGCAGAAATGCACCCGCAGATAGCGCAGATTATCGGGATAGCGGTTATGCAGCTGCTGGTTGAGAAGCGCGAGCCATCAAGAGAGGCGCTGATAGAGATGATTCAGGTGTTGTGGCAGGGTGACCAGGTAGATCTGCCTGTGGAGCTGGCACTGGACGTGCTGATACTGAGGGAAGAGTAGGGCAATAAAAACCCGGCGCGGTGGCCGGGCTGGGTTAGGCTACTAGCGATTCAATCCAAGTTTCTCTGCTGTGGAAAGGAAGCACTAAAGCCGTGTCATTGAAAAGCAATGATAACTGCTGTAACTCAGGAGTTAACCCATCACTATCAATAATCACAAATCTGTTACTGATTTCTGGAACAGCCTGACTCAAATCTACTATCTTACCCACGGTTGAGTGCGCAGTATTCCAGCCTTTACTGCTAGATAAACTTACTGTAAATCCACGCTTTGGAGCTACAAGTGGAGACTCGTTTTTTAAGGTTATTGGAACGGTGATGTTATGTCCACTAATGCCCCGAACCTTCTCTTTTAGGGCCAACCTTGTGCCAAGTCCTACGGATTTAAGATAACTAATCACGCATTTTTCAAACTTATCATCTTTAACTTCCGCATACCAATCTGCGGTTTGAGCGGATGCCAGCAGTCCACCTCTTATGACGCTAGCCGTAACCTGCCCAACAGAAATCTCATCGGCCCAAGCGGATATCTCGCCAGAATCATTCAACGTGATCCCCTGTGATGCGAGCGATGACCTGATCAAATCAATTTTCTTTTTTGTCAGGTGGATGCCCCTAGCCTCAATGTTCATCAACGTGTCGCAGTAATCAGTTATCCTGTACTGTCCACTCATTTCCTGAACAAAGACGCTAATGTGCTCGCTATCGTCATAGTAAGTGAATGGGCTTACAACGCGCAGCAACGTGTCGCTCATTGGGTGACATTCAAACCCGAGCTTAGATATTACTGTTGAACACGTTACATTTCCCATGATAGCTGACCTGATTTATCTTGATTTGGTAAAGGCGGTTTGCCTTCATAAGTGATATTAAGCGTCCGACAAAAATAATTCCAGTAGCCCAAAAAGTCATCCGGGTTGATGTCGGTATCGAGTTTTAGTGCTATCTCTTCACCAGCCGCTTCGAAGTACATGTGGTAGTGCGGGCCGCGAGCAACCTCAACAAAGTCAGGATGATTAATTATAGATCGATTGCGGTGAGGCTTATTGTCCGCTGGGTATGGGTCGAGCGCATATATTCGCTTATCATGAAAAAACATAACAAAAGAAAGCTTAACGATATCAACGCCTTCAACGATAGGTGAACGCCAATGCAGCATGAATCTTACGCCTGTTATTGGGTTACCTTTATCATCAAAGGCCTTGAGATCCAACTTAAACCAGATCGGAGTGCGGCCTTCGCTCCCATTCCAAGTAACGCCGTTAAAGGTTACTTTTTTAGGTCGAGAAATGGCCTGATCAACCTCTTTCTGAGTAGGCTTAAAGTCACCTTTTTTAGCCACTGATAGATGTCATCCTGAATATAATTGTCATGTGAGCGATTACCGAGGCTCAATCTCTAACCACCAGCAATGTGCCGACTATAGAAGCTTACTAAAACTAGCCTCAGTTTCGTCTCTACCAAAACTTCTCATCAGGCCAATGCCTTGGTTCACTCAAAGTCATCCCGCTCATCCTTCCGCTTGAAGAAAACTTTATCCAGCCTGAGCACTATCCCAACCAGTCCGATAATCAGTAAAGTAATGAGTATTGGGATAATCAGATCAGACATGCTTCCTCTGCGTGCTAAGGCTTTACCCGTGCTTCCTGTACGTCTGCGGCATGCTGCCGATCACCTTGCCGAACACGAACACCCGGTTCATCTCGTCTTTTTCGATCGGGTCCCAGGCTGCATAGCTCTTGTTATCTGAGATAACCAGCAGCTTGTCCTTCATCTTCTGCAGGCGCTTGACGTGAGCAGTGTCGTCGTACAGGAAGGCGTATATCCCGTCGCCGTCGAAGCTCTTAACACTGATGTCGACGAACAGCAGATCACCCGGCTCAATCGTGCCGGACATGCTGTCGCCCCGGACGTTGATGATCCTGATGTTCTCAGCCTTGCGCCCATCGAACATGTGGCGCGCTTCAGCTGGCGCATATTCAACGGAGTGGAGAATCTCCACGAACTCCTGATTCACAATGCCCGGGCCAGCACTGACGGCCAGATCCAAAATGTCGACCCTGAACACATCATGATTTATGTGTGATGGCTTCTTATCATCGTCACCATCAGCTCTCATGGCGCCAGTTCCCGAAGAAAGCCACTCAGGTCTCACCCTTAAAGCCTTGGCTATATCGAGCAATTTTGTGGTCTGAGCAGCCCTTCCAGTTTCAATCTTCTGGATCGCAGCCTGACTAACCCCAACAGCATCTCCCAGAGTCTTCTGGGTCATGTCGGCAGCCTTTCTGGCTTCTCTTAATCGTTCTGCAAGTGTCGTTTTCATCTTCTCAATTTACAACCATGGTTTTATAGCGGCAAACGAAAATGGTTGTTGACTAAATACAACTAAGGTTTTATTCTTTGTTTGTATTTACTACGGAGGTTGTCATGAACCCAACCATTAAAACCGCAATTAATATTGTCGGCTCTCAGAAAAAGCTTGGTGAAGCCTGCGATGTTTCTCAGCAGGCGGTTTACAAGTGGCTCCACAACAAGGCCAAGGTTTCGCCTGAACATGTAAACAGCATCGTAAATGCAACTAATGGGGAGGTTCAGGCGCATCAAATTAGACCAGACCTTCCAAAGCTATTCCCTTCACCGAAGGGCGTTCCGGCCGCCTAACCAGCGGCCTTTCAAACACCACCAGAGGAAGTATCACAAATGGAGAGTTCAACGACACGCAACAAAGTGGAGGCTCGCAGGATAGAAAGCTGGTTACACAGCCAGATAGCTGAACTGGGAACCACGAATATCGCCAAAGTGGCCGGAGTGAATAAGTCGACGGTGAGTCGCTGGCGGGAAAGCCTGCTGCCGAACATGTCGCTGCTGCTGGCCATCCTGATTTCTAACAGACCGGGAGAGAAAGGTGACTTTGAAGCATAAGTGGGAACAGAAAGGCGAAAGCCGCAGTGCGCGAACACTAACGGCTTTCAGGTGCAAAAACGAAGAGGTAATTGCGAGGTAATTATGCCTGGTAAATCTGTAAGAGTAAACAATCCGGAGGTAGCACGTGAGCATGTCACTTATGGCGAAAGCAATGGGGGTCAAAGTGGGAAACTCACTGCGTAAGCTCGTTCTTATCAAGCTGGCCGACAACGCCAACGACAAGGGCGAATGCTGGCCTTCGTATCAACACATTGCCGACCAGTGCGAATGCAGTAAATCCGCTGTTCGCAACCATATCGACGCGCTTGAGGATATGGGGCTTCTCAAGCGTGAAAATCGCGTTGGGGTCAACAACGGGAAGGGTAATACATCCAACGTGTATTATCTGAACCTTGATGCTACCCCTATGCCACCAAAAAGCACAGGGGTATGCCATGAAATAGCACCCCCTATGCCATCTGATGGCACACCCCCTATGCCACCAGATGGCACCAGAACCAGTCACTCTTTTGAACCAGTCACTGAACCAGACTCTCTCTCTGCGCGAGGGCAGTTTATCAGCGAGGCTGCAAAGCGACGGATCGGGATTTCACCCAGCGGGGAAATACCTTTCCCTCCTGCTTTCAAGCCATCGGCAGATCACATTGCGATTGCCTCGGAGAAAGGGATCAACATTGAAACCGAGTTGCTGAACTTTCGTGATTATCACCAGGCCCGCGGCACAAAGCTGATCGACTGGAACTCGGCATTCCGGGTGTGGCTCAGGAACGCGAGAGTTAATCCGCTTTCCGGGCGCCAGAGAAGCGAACCTGAATCACCACACTGGAACAGCCCTGAAGGCTGGAAGGACTTCATATGACCGCTCAGCTTATGACCGCGATCAGCAATCGCGATGGTGATGCGCTGGCCAGAATGGCCGCAGGTAGCACGGAGCCGCAGAGGCTTCTCGATTTCGAAGCTGAAAGGCTGGTTGACTCCCTGTTCCGTCAGCTGAAGCAGATCTTCCCGGCGTCTACCCAGACCAATCTGCGCACCGACGCCGAAGAGAAGACAGCGAAGCGCCAGTGGATTGCGGCTTTTGCCGAAAACGGGATCCGCACCCGCGAGCAGTTATCCGCCGGTGTGCGCCATGCGAGAGCCAGTGAATCGCCGTTCTGGCCATCGCCGGGCCAGTTCATCAAGTGGTGCAAGGACAGCGGCACCGTGCTGGGAGTGACTCTTGTCGACGTGATGAACGAGTTCCACCGCTACAGCCGTGAAAAAGGGCTGCATACCGGCGGTGCTGAGCGCTTCCCATGGTCTCACCCTGTTATGTACTGGGTTGTTACCGATACCCGGCGAGCAATGTACCAGCGCCAGCTCAGCGAGGCAGAAACCGAGAAATATGCCGCTAAAAAGCTGGAAGACTGGGCGCTGAAAGTCGCCGCCGGAGAACAAATACCGTCGCCGGTACTGGCTCTGGAGAACAACCAGGAAGCCATTCCGACAAACCATGTCAGCCGGCAGCAGGGGTTTCACCCTGAAGGCAAAAGCTTCGGATGTATGCCAAGCGCGGCATCGCTCGGTGCGTTAACTCCGGCTCAGTGGCTGCGGGATGAATACCTGCGCGGGAAAGAGAGAGGGCTTATCTGATGAAAAAGAACTCGGGCAAACAAGCCGTAATCAATTACGTCGGCCAGCATCCTGGCTGCAGCTTTCAGGATATCCGCCGCGGCACCGGGCTTGACTCTTCAGTGGTCAATTCCTCCCTGTGGCAGATGCACCGTGACGGCCAGGTACAGCGTGCGGGTGAGTGCAGGAGCTACCGCTACACCCTGATTGACACTGCAGCCGTAACCGACAGCGATCCGTCTGTTCAGTATCGCCAGCGTCCTGGCGGCGTAAACCCAATGACCAACCTGTTTAACCAGTGCCTGGCGGGAGTAAGAAAATGAAAAACGAAATCGAACAGATTGCACTGCAAAACGATATGAGCATTGAATTCGTAACCTGGTTCTTTAACGAGAAGAAGGTGGGGTGCGGAAATGTCTGGTTCATGATGATGGCTGCAATGTGGGAGGGCTGGAAAGGTCGTAGCATCGAAATGGATAAGCTGGCGGCGGAGAATGTGGCGCTGAAAAAATCAGCGCCGGCACCGTTCAGTAAGCTGATGATGGAAGCGCTTGATACTTATCATTCGAAAGCTGAAGACGTGCCTGAGTTGGCCATGCTGAGCGCATACGTAAAACTGCGCGATGGGCTAAAAACCCCCGCCACTGATCGCATCGTATCCGGCTTTAAGGCTGATGGTGTAGCAGAACGGGAAAAGACCATCACATTCACGGCAGCTAAAAAGCGCACGCAGGATGGAGTAGCGTTAATCGCTATCGGCAAGCCTTATAAAATTCACAACGATGATGTGATCGGCGAATTCTTCATCGGTGAGCGTGGTCGTTACGGCGTAATCACCATGGACAGACTCAATTACTTCGCAACGTCTGATGAATACGCATGGGCTTTTTCGCTGCGCGAGGGGGCCGACAAATGAGCAAGACGCTGGACATTCGCGCCGGTGATCGGTTCGAAACAGTTTACCCATTCATTTTCGTATGCACTGACCATCAGCAATGGGACGGAAATGTATTCACCGATGAAAGGTGGATTGGTGGTTGCCGAAAGACATTTGAGCCAGCTGATTGCGGTTATGGAGATCAGACCGTTTATACAGCTGACGCGGAAGGTAAAAGAATCCTTGAGGTTCTGTCTGTCGCTGAGATGCCTGGAAAGTGGCAGCGCCGGATTATCTACGCCTGCCACCTCATTGACCCTGAGGGGAAAGAGAGAAAAGGCAGGAAGGCCTATACGGTAACCGAGGACAGATTCATCAAAATGTCGTCAGGGTATTTTGCGGATTATGGAGTGGAGAACAGCGATGACTGATATCACCGAACTGGCGAGAGAGCGCCTGAAAGAGAAATTTGATGCGTGGTTTGAGCGCGAATATAAGCACCTAGAATCATCGAAATATACCGATGCCGTCCCGCATATCAAATACGGCTTCTGGACGGCGTATCAGGCCGGTGGAGCTGAGCTGGTAGAGGCGCTGGAGAAGAAAAACGCAGAATTGGGCAAATATGCCGGGGAGCTGGAGTCACATAAAGCGGCTCTCCTGAAATTTATCCGTGAAAGTTGCTATGTGTTCGACGGCTACGATGCTGATATTTCTGATGCGTACATTGATGCTGCTTCATCAAACCTCATGCCAAAAATAGAAGCCGAACCATGCCATCACTGTTCAGATGGCTCTTATTCAGGGTTGCCGGGCGGGGCTTGCGAACACTGCATGGGAACAGGTCTGGATAATCCAGCAGCCGAGCTGGAGTCCCGCACCGTGAAGCTGCCGGATGATGAAGATGGCCAAGCATACGGATTCGGAAAATGGGCAAACGGAAAACTCCCTGCGACAGCTGGAACCATGACAATTGCATATTGCGAAGATGCCTGGCGGGCTGCCTTTCAAGTGTTCTCGTCTGCCGTTGGCATCAAGTGGGAGGCTGAGTGATGCGTAAATTCAAAGTGACCATTGAGACCGGACTTGTTGGCGGAAATTTCGAGGAAATATTCGAAGTTGAAGATGATGCAACCGATGAAGAGATTGCGGCAGAAGCTAAGGATATTTTCCTGAATCAATGCAATTACGGCTATAGCGAAATTACCGGGGAGGCTGAGTAAATGAGCATAACCGAAGGATTTTGCGCCGATTTTTATTGCGACTGTGAAGGTTGCCAGTCAGGGAAAATCTATCCGCAGGGGCAGGCTGATTTTATTGGCCGGAATATGACCGACATTTCTCAGCAGGCGCGCAAAACTGGCTGGCGCATCAGCAAAGACCGCCAGCGCTGCTATGCGCCGGGCCACAAAATTTCACGGGGAGCCAACCAATGACCAGCAAATTAACCAGAGATCGCCTGCAGGAAATCGCTGAAGACGGTTTCCTGAAGCATGGCGAAAGCAAAGAGCTGGCCCGCATGGCGCTGGCCGCAATGGACAGCGAGCATCACACTGACGATGAATTATCTAATTTGCTGTGGTACTCACAAGAGGCCACCTGTCATTCTGACCCGAACTACTACTGTGAATTTCAGCGTCTGGCAACGCCCGGATTAATTGCCGGGATAATTCGTGAGCTACATGAACGCCGCAAGGCCGACAGCGAACCGGTGGCGTGGCTTCTATCAGGTGGAGGAACCAAGAATGTAGTGTGTTTTGATAGCGGCAATGCGTATGCAGACCCACTACGCGAGGTCACTCCGCTCTATCGCCCCGCGCAGCCAGCGCCGGTAGTGCCGGAGGAGTGGGCTATTGCTGATGCCGTGAATTTTTGCAAAGAAACTGGAAGGCAAGATGCCGGAGCTGCAATGGACGCCTGGAACGCCTGCCGCGCCGCCATGCTCAACGGAGGTAAGTCATGAAATTTGAAGAATGGTTATCGCAACAAAACGGCGTCATTGAGGTTGATTGCGGCTGTGTTACCTCTGAAGCTTTTTATCACTGGATGCGCGTAGCTTATGAGGCTGGCAACTCTCCGGTAATTCCGGATGGTTGGACAGGCAACGATAAAGCAAACGCAGCGCTGATGATGCTTGATCGGATTGAAACGGTAGACCCTGTTGATGATGACCGTATCGACGGCATTAAGCGCATTGTTCGTGAGCTCGCAGCCGCCCCGCATGATACCCCCGCTCTGAACTCGGTGCAGAGCGTCGTTACCGTGCCGGGTAAATGGATTCCGGTAAGCGAGCGCATGCCGGAGGATGATGATTTTGTCTATATCTGGCCTCGTCCTGACTTTGGTGTTGAGCTTCACGTAGGCCAGTACTGCGAACGTAGCCATAAAGGTGGCGGCTGGTATGCTCAGGTTTATGAGCAAAACTATGGCATCGAGTGGCACCCAATTACTGTAACCCACTGGATGCCGCTGCCGGCAGCGCCGCAGGAGGTGAATCGTGAATAAGGTCGAACTGCTTGAGAAGATATCGGCGCTCGCTACTGAATGCCACGCGCTGGCCTGTGAGCTTGATATTGGTGATGAGCGAACCGAAATGTTCGAAATCTACGGCGTGCTGCACAACCTCGGTCGCCGCGGCTACGCCAGTCAGGTGGGGAGGCGAATGAATCCGCTGCTCGCATCCTGCGATGATGACGAGGATGAGGGAGATGACGATTGGCATGAGAATGACGACTGATGCCTAAATCCCCCGCAGAACGCAAAGCCGCGCAGCGGGAGTGATGTTGCGCAAAGATAATTATCATGGGCCATGCTATCGTATGGCCTTTACTGTTTTATGGGGGTTCTTATGACATGTGAAACGTGCGAAAAACAGCCAAGAGGTCGACGCCAACCTCCATTGGACTGCATGCAGTATCTTCCTGAGGAGCAGGGCGAATACATTGACATCAATGGACGCGGTACACAGGAAAGCTACTATGTTTGCAGAGAGTGCGGGCACAAATGGATTCACGAAACCGGTAACTGCGGTATGGGCTGGCAACCTTAAGGGTAATTTATGTCACAGTGGAATATTGCAGCCAAACCGAAAGACAAGCAGGACAAGGTCAACGTAGACCTGGCAGCTTCCGGCGTCGCCTACAAAGAGCGCCTGAACATGCCGGTAATAGCGGAGCAGGTCGCCAGAGAGCAGCCTGAGCATTTGCGCGAGTATTTCATGGAGCGCGTCCGCTACTACCGAGAGCAGAGCATCCAACTCCCCAGGGCATCCGATCCGCGCTATCTGGAAATGGCCAGTCAGAACGAGAAAAAATAGCCTATGCTCGTTTTGCAATTCGGGATTTAGCCCGTCATAATTACCTCGTCAGTCTGGACAACTGACAACTTTACCCCGGCGCCAAGTGGGGACACATGGCGCACAAAACCTTACAGCAATCACTGTCACCGATGGCGAAAGCCACCGGCGATTTTCTGCATTCAGCGTTTGGCCTCTGCGGAGGTGAAGCGTGAATCAACAATTCTGCCTTATCAACGACAACGTTAAGCGTAACGTCGTCAACTTCATCCAGTCTCTGCCCGTCGACCACCGATCGCCGCTGATTATCGAGGCGCGCGAAGAGAGCCGCACCGACAAACAGAATCGCCTTATGTGGCCACTTTTGAAAGACCTGAGTGATCAGGTGATTTGGCACGGCGAAAAGCTGGAGCCGGCGGAGTGGAAAGACCTCATCACCGTGCTGGTCAGCCAGATGCAAAACCCGGAGCGTAAGCAGAAATCCGCCCCGGGCATCAACGGCGGCCTCGTCTACTTCGGCGTTCGCACCTCTCAATCCAGCAAGCGCTACATGGTTGAGGTGATCGAGGCGATTTACTGGTTCGGCACCGAGCACAATGTGAAGTTTAGCGAGAAGTCCAGCAGTCGGATTGCATGGGCCCAGGAATGGAGGGCTTCGCATGCACAGTCTGCTCGCTAAGGTCATGGAGCGCGGCATCTTCCGCGTACCGGCACGCCGCAAACGCAAGGTCGAAGTTAAGCCTTCCGACATCCCGACCCTGAAAGACTACACCGCCCGCCTGGTCGATAAGAAGTGGCTTCGCCTGAGAGCAAGGAGGCCACATGCGTAAACCAGCACGCCGTAAATGCGCCCACTGCCGCGAATGGTTCCATCCTGCCCGGGAGGGGCAGGTGGTATGCAGTTTTGAATGCGCCAGCGCGATCGGCAAAAAACAGACAGCAAAAGCCCGGGAAGCAGCGAAGGCCAGAGCGGTGAAGCGCCAGCGCGAATCCGAGAAGGAGGGGCGCCAGCGCCGTAAAGCAAGATTGGCTGCGCTCAGACCTAACGGTTACTACAAAGCCCAGGCTCAGAAGGCATTCAACGCCTACATCCGCGCTCGTGATGCTGCTTTGCCATGCATCAGTTGCGGCGAGACCAACCCGCCTGATCTGCATGGCGGCCAGTGGGACTGCGGCCACTTCAAAACGGTCGGCGCTTACCCTGAGTTGCGTTTTGAAGAGCGCAACGCTCATAAGCAGTGCAAATCGTGCAATGCCGGGGCTGGTAAGTACACCGCCAAAGAGTCGACGGTTGCTCAGCAATACGAAGCTGGCCTGGTAGCTCGTTACGGACAGGAGTATGTCGACTGGCTTAACGGACCCCACGAAATGACCAACTACCGCCGGGAAGACTTTATTCGTATCCGCGATGAGTACCGCGCCAAGCTCAAAGCACTGAAACAGCGGGAGGCCGCATGAGCCGTGACGTTATCGAACGCATCCGCGACCGCTGGCAAAAGCTCCGCCTCTGCCGGCACCGCGGAACCGTACTGGTTGACTACCGCATACTGAGAAATTTCGTTCGCATCTATCAGACCCCGGGAGAGACAGCATGAAACTGGAATTAACCAACGAACAGCACCAGTGGATAGATCAGTGGCTCCAACTTTGGGGCGCGTGGTGCCAGACAGGGAAGATAGACAAGGCGATGATAAATATGATTGCCAAATTCATGGCCACGGTTGAGCCGCAAGCACCATCAAGGCCTGTATGCAGCGATGATGATGGGTTGCTGATTGATGCCGTAATCCGACATTACCTGAAAAACGTAGATGAGAACGCATGGAAGGTGATTTTTGCCTATTACGTCTGTAACTCAAGCGAGATAAGGATCGCTTCATGGCAGCATGCTGTGAGCAAACCTCGCCTGATGAAGACCCGCGCCGGAAACCAGTATAAGCACCCGAGCATTTCAACCATCCGCCGGGAAGTTAAGCAGGTTATCAACGCGGCACTCTTTTGCCTGTACCAGCCGCTGCAAAATGCGTTTAACGATCGCGAAAGCGTGAAGAAAATTGCAAAAAATAGTCATAACGTGCTTGCATTTCAATGAACAAATGAGCAATATATTTAGTGTAGGTTGCCGTATTTGCGTTTGACCTATCAGAACACCGAGCCTCGCCATCGTGCGGGGCTTTTTGTCTCATGGTTTTTTAAAGTGGAACTCGTTTTTTTCAAAAAAAGCCATTTCGGTTTTTTCTGTGATCAATACTATTGATAACTCTTGATAAGAACGTATAATGCCGCGCCATCGATTACCTTACAGGTAAGATTTCGGTAAGTTAAACCGAAGACTAATTTGATAAAAAGTAGTGTTTTTTCTCTTGTGTGGATCCGATTCTTTATGTAGGTTGGAGTTGTAGAGCACACAAAAGGCCTACTAAGGAAATTTAATTTGAACAAAATACAGCCAGCTATTGTTTATACAATGACCTTTTTTGCAATCCCTGTATGGGGCATTTGGCTGCTTTCGCTCGTTAAATAACCAAACAACCGCACAATATCTGATTTTTAAAGATTTTTCTCATCTTATCCATATAAAATAGCCCGGGACTAACGATCTGCGCAGACGTTGGGTTATGTAAACTTGGATAAGGTGCCTGTCTATAGACGAAACTTCAAATACTGCTTCTGGAACAAAGGTATGGGCTCTGACCATAATGGTCGGGATAACTATTGCAATAGTTAGCTTTTTCGGCTCTCGCTTGGTCAATCAAGTCGATGAAATGGATAAGGCTCTACAGGCTACGAGAGAAGTACAGGCTTCCCAAACAGAAATTATCAAAGGTCAGCAGCGGGACATAGATAGTAACGGGAAAGAAATTGAGCGACTGAGAAATCAAGTTGATCGCCTGAAGGATGAAAATGCTGCTCTTAAAGCGAAGGCGGGTATCCCACTTACGCTGAACAACAAGCCACCTTCGGGTGGCTTTTTAGTTCCTGCACAACAGTTGACATCCTCGTTGAATGCTTTTTCTCGTGGTGAATCAGTAGGTTGATACGGCTGAAGAAATATCCGTTCGGGGCGGGCTTTAAAAATACCGGGCGAGGCGGGCTCATTAGGCAGGTTGAGCCGTTAAACGCCTGGCCCGAAACACTTGCACTATCGACGTCAGCCATCACGGCACTTTTGATCCCAGCCCTGGCATCCGCCGGGGCTTTTTTATGCCTGCGATCCGGTCAGGGCTCTTGGGTAGAGACGTGCCGCACGACACGTTAAAGCCCTACACGCGCAGAGCCCTGAACCAGATTGAAGTTACTCAGCAATAAGAAAACTGCATGTCATCATTTGCTTATATCTTATTGACCAGAAAATTAACATGTTGTTAATCTATTCGTGTGGTGAATCCCCCTATGCGGAGGGGCGACCAGTCACTTACAGTGATCTGTAAATGCAGCGCGGGCCATGTCGACTGGGACATGCTCACCGGGAGGCACCCGGCACCATAATGCAATGCTACATAAGCTATTTGATAGTGGGGTTGCCGTTTCGGCTTCTCCAGCTATGTTTAAAAGGTAGTAACGGAAAACGAGCGCTCTCCTGGTAAATCGGAAGCTCGGACTATTAGGTGCGCCTCGAACCGTTGAAGAATCAGTATTTCCTACCTTCTGCCCGCCCCTCTGAGCGGGCTTTTTTTCGCCTAATTCAGGCAAAACCATAAAGCATTAAGGGCTGCGCTATTTCGCGGCCTTTTTCATTTCAGGGTCAGAAGCACAGCGGTTGTGCGTTCGGCTGTTAACCGAATGGTCGAAGGTTCGAATCCTTCCTGTCCCGCCAAATTAGCGCCATTAGCTCAACCGGAGAGAGCAATAGCCTTCTAAGCTATCGGTTTCAGGTTCGAGTCCTGAATGGTGCACCAGATAATGGCCTGACCTGATAACGGGTTCATACCCCAACTTATCAGGGGCGTTGCTGCAACAGCGTCACAGGCCGCCAGACCCAGCTAGGGTATTTTCGGTCATCACCGACATTGCTATTACCCTCATGCTTATTGCCCGATTTTTCGCGGGCTTTTTTATTTTCAGGGTCGCGGGAATCACCCTCGACGCTTTGTTGGTAAATCAGCCCGACGGCCCTGAACCTTTTACTGACTACAGATAGCACCCCGAACATTATCGGAGGTGAGAGATGCAACGTATGAACCCAACCGATGGTCACAATCTGCCTTACTGGTGGTCAGCCTTGCTTGGTATCTTTTCCGTCCTGAGTCTGCAGGATTATGTCTTCATCATTGGCGCCCTGATCTCTGCCTTCTTCACAATCAAGACGTATTACGCAAAGCGCAAGGAAGAGCGAGAGCGACTGGATGAAGAGAAAAAGCGCACGCAGCTGTTGGCCAGTTATCTGGCTGATGTCTCCACAAAGCCTGGAGGTGACCGTCCGGCTTCAGCCGAAGTGGTAACCGAGGCCTTGAAGCGGATCGCAAGTGATACACAGGGGTGAGCATGACGCCATCAATGAGGAATAAACTGATTGGCGTGATCGCCGGCGGCGGTGGCGCCATAGCCATTGCCTCTGCGCTCATCACTGGGCCAACTGGTAATGATGGTCTTGAAGGTGTGCGGTACAACCCCTATCAGGATGTGGTAGGCGTCTGGACTGTCTGTTATGGCCACACTGGCAAAGACATCATGCTCGGCAAGAAGTACACCGAGGCTGAATGCCGTGCGCTGCTCAGTAAAGACCTGAACGCCGTCGCCCGCCAGATTAACCCATACATCCAGAAGCCGATCCCCGAAACAATGCGTGGGGCGCTTTACTCATTCGCGTATAACGTCGGCGCTGGCAATTTCCAGACTTCAACGCTACTGCGCAAAATCAACCAGGGCGACCAGAAAGGTGCATGTGATCAGCTGCACCGCTGGACCTACGCCAAGGGCAAGCAGTGGAAAGGCCTGGTAACTCGCCGCGATATTGAGCGCGAAGTTTGTCTGTGGGGGCAGAAATGAAGATAAAGTTTGAGCGTTCAATTGCTCATTTTACAAAAGACCTGAAGCCAACGCATGGCCCCCAGAAATGGCCATGGTGGCGCTGGGTTTCCTTCGGGCTAGTACCGATCGCAGTTTGCAGCCCCTCATATGGACTGCGCCTGTGGATGTACACCCGCTGGGGCGCTGGCTACGTGGGAATCTATTTCGACAGGCGGATATAACAATGAGCCGATTAACCGCCATTATCAGCGCCGTTGTGATCTGCCTGATAGTCAGCCTCGGCTGGCTGGCCAGTCACTACCACGACAACGCGACCGAGTTCAAAAGGCAGCGGGACAAAGTGACTGAGCAACTCAGCCTGGCAAATGACACTATCGCTGACATGCAGAACCGCCAGAGAGACGTCGCTGCGCTCGATGCCAAATACACGAAGGAATTAGCCGATGCAAAAGCTGAAAATGATGCTCTGCAGCGTAAGCTTGATAATGGTGGTCGGGTGCTCGTCAAAGGCAAGTGTCCAGTGTCAGCCTCAACCCAAGCCGCCGGCGCCGCCAGCATGGGCGATGATGCCACCGTCGAACTCTCTGCAGTTGCTGGACGAAACGTTCTCGGTATCCGGTCCGGAATCCTCAGCGACCAAACAGCCCTGAGAGCGCTGCAGGAATACATCCGCACGCAGTGTTTGAAATAAGGCATTCATTGAATGCCTGTGATAATGTTTCCCCATGTACTAATCAAGCGGGAAAAAAATGAATCAGGTCATTCTCATTCTTGAAGGGCAAAAGCCTCAGTCAATCAATGTCGCTGATGGTATTAAATCAGTCAGGCATCTTCTTTCTGATGGACGTGAGGTGTACATAGATATCATGACTGCTATCGTCAGGACTTCACACGGTGGGCAAGAGTCATACCTTGTTGCAACGGATATTGATGATATTTCTCCGCGAGAAATACAGCGCGCGGCGGAGTTATTGTTTCCCCGTACTTAATTTTGACTCTTCGAAGCCATCACAAAGGCCACCCACGGGTGGCTTTCCCATGTTTAGTTCTGCAGACACACCGATCCCCGGAATGGAGGTTCCGTTCACGTGGCAGGCTAGTCTGGAGTTAAACGCGAAGCTTTACTCTGCGCTGGGGCAGTGCAATCTGGATAAGACGGGGATTAGAAAGATAGAGGAGAGCCGGTCAAAAAGTAGTGGGCCACGCTCAGAATGAATGCGGTGAAGAGATAGGTGATTGGGTGATTTATTATTTTGCTCAGCAAACTGATTTTCAACATTTATTCTCCTTTTTGATTATTGGGCTAAGTCTGATTTCTATTGTGTAACTTAATTTCTCCCTGTGGCTGTTCCTACTCCGGTAACATTAAACTCTTACGCGGTGATGTATCTATACTCGCCACTATTAAATCCGCCGCACGTTGGACAAGGTCTCTATAGTGGGCCCTAATTCCTTCTGAACAGCCTTTGTCTCTTATAGGAGACAAATCCATTCACGCCGCTAGGTGTAATGAAAACAGTAATGGCGCTGCCCTGAGAGCAGTGCCGAGCAGATAAAATAAGGAATGGAGTATGAGCAAACCCGACTGGGAGGCCATCGAGACGGCATACCGGGCCGGGGTGATGTCCCTCCGTGAAATCGCATCGCAGCACGGTATCAGCGAAGGTGCTATCCGTAAGCGAGCAAAGCGTGACGACTGGTCGCGCGACCTGAATGCGAAGATTCAGCAAAAGGCTGACGACTTGGTACGCAAGCGGGAGGTACGCAGGACGGTACGCAACGAAAGCACTTTGACCGAACGCGTACTGATAGAGGCGACAGCCGAGGTTATCGCAACGGTACGCATGGAGCACCGGGGAGACATCCGGCGGGCTCGCGAACTGACCAACACGCTATTCGATGAATTGGCCGGAGAGTGTGGCAACGTGGCCGCGCTTGAAGACCTGGGCGAGATGATGCGATCGCCTGATGACAAAGGTATGGATAAGCTCAACGATCTCTACCACAAAATAATCAGCCTTCCTTCCCGCGTTAAATCCATGAAAGACCTGAGCGACAGCCTGAAAACGCTTATCGGCCTCGAACGAGAGGCATACAGCATTGAGAATAAGGCTGAAACGAAAGAGGTCACGCATAACGTCATGCTGGTACCAACCAGCGATAACGTGGATGACTGGGAGGCGGCGGCGCAGAAACAACAGGGTGAGGTGCTCGGTGGATGAATTACAAAGCTGTATGGAAGCCGCTGCCTGGATCACAATCTCTGGCTCTGAGTTGCCCGTGTAACGAAATACTTTTCGAAGGTACTCGCGGACCCGGTAAAACTGCTGCCCAGTTGGCCAGGTTCCGGCGCAATGTTGGCGTGGGCTATGGCTCGTTCTGGCGTGGCGTCATCTTCGATACCGAATACAAGAACCTTGCCGACATCATCACGCAGTCGAAGCGTATGTTTCGTCTGTTCAACGATGGTGCTCGATATCTGTCATCTGCGAGCGAATTGCGATGGGTATGGCCCACAGGCGAGGAGCTTCTCTTCCGCTTCGGCAAAGAGGCAGACGACTACTGGGATTTTCACGGGCAGGAATTCCCGTTCATTGGCTTTAACGAGCTGACGAAACAGCAGTCCCCTGAATTCTACGAAATGATGTTCTCCTGCCGACGCTCATCGTTCAGGCCAGAGAACTACCCGCTGGATAATGGCAAGTTACTGAGGCCGATCCCGCTGGAGACGTTCAGCACGACCAACCCGTTTGGCATCGGGCATACCTGGGTGAAGAAACGCTTCATTGAGCCAGCGCCGCGTGGAACCGTGCAGCGAGACCGGCAAATGGTGTTCAACCCTCAGACAGAACGAGAAGAGGAAATCACGCTTACCCGCGTAGCTATCCACGGATCGTTTAAAGAGAATCCGTACCTCGACCCGCAGTACATCGCGACCCTGATGGCCATCAAAGACCCAAACCGGCGCAAAGCGTGGGTAGAGGGCTCCTGGGATGTGACCAGTGGCGGGAGATTTGACCACCTGTGGAATGAAGCGCTGCACGTCATTAAGCCGTTCCGCATCCCGGATAGCTGGACCGTCGATCGCTCTCATGACTGGGGCGAGTCGAAGCCGTTCTCTAACCTCTGGTGGGCTCAGACCGATGGAACAGCCGCCGAGCTACCTGATGGTCGACAGTTCTGCCCGCCTGCCGGTTCCCTTATCCTGATCGGTGAATGGTACGGATGCCCGCCTGACGAGCTCAACAAAGGCCTGAATATGTCATCCACCAACGTCGCGAAAGGCGTAGCGTGGATTGACAAGCGACTGGTTGGCGAAGACGTCGACGAGCCGGAAGAGATTCAAATCGACGGTGTCACGCAGGGCCAACTGAACATTGTTCCTGGAATATGCTCGGAAGTTATCCCGGGCCCGGCTGATAGCGCCATCTTCAACACTGGGGACGATGAGTTATCGATCGGCCAGAAAATGGAGAATCAGGGCGTCGAATGGCTGGAGGCCAATAAGAAGCCTGGCTCGCGAGTCAACGGAGCCTCGGTATTCGCTGACATGCTTGAGGCTGTCGTTGAGGGCAAAAAGCTGGAGTCTGGCATCCCGGAGAAGCCTGCCTTTTATGTGTTCGAGCATTGCCGAGGCTGGATTAGCCGCATTCCAGTGCTAGTTCGCGACAGCAAAAACCCAGATGACGTAGATACCCAGCAGGAAGACCACGATTGGGATGCAACCCGTTACCGCGTGCTGCACTCTCCTCGCCGTTCAGGGGCGATATTCTTCACATAAGGACAACTCAGTGAGTAACGATACAGAAATGCAAGTCCTCGCTGGGCTGATTGTGAATAGCCTCAACGAGGTCTCGCGATCTCGACAGCTTTATGCGTCTGGTTTCAATAGATCAGGTAATACCAAGCGGCACCATCTGTGGTGTGAATTTGGCTATCCTGAGCGTCTCGACTTTGATCACTTTTACAACATGTATGAGCGCAATGGCGCCGCATTCGGTGCCGTCCATAAATTGCTCGATGCATGCTGGTCTGATAATCCTGTAATAGTTGATGGTGATGAGACGAAGAAGTCCAAGAAGTCGACGCCTTGGGAAAAGAAAGTCACCAAGCTCATGAAGAAGTACTGGGCTAAGGTGAAGGACGCGGATAGACGAAACCTTGTCGGGCACTACTCAGCCCTCATCCTCCAGTTTGCAGATAGCCGGGAATGGTCTGAACCAGTAAATCGCGAGGTTATGCGTAATTCGCGTGAGCGCGGCTTAGTAAAGATGATTCCTGCATGGGAATCACAAGTGAAGCCGGGGGAATTAGAGCAGGATCAGAAGTCTCCTAACTACGCCATGCCGAAGTTTTATTATTTCCAGGAGCAACCTGTTGGGGATAACGGAAATATTGTCGGGCCGATGCGTTCTATCAATATCCACCCAGAACGAATCATCATTTTTTGCGAAGGTTCGGAAGATGAATCTTCTTTGGCTGGCATTCCTTTCTTACGTGCAGGCTATAACGACCTTCTGGACATGGCGAAAACCTCCGGCGGTAGCGCTGAGGGGTTCCTGAAAAATGCCAGCAGGCAGCTCGGCATCAACATGTCGAAAGATACCAAGATTGAAAAAATCATGGAGGATGCCAAGAAGGCTGGATATTCAGGTCTGGCGGAGGCGCTAAACGCCGCTATCCAGAAGCTTAACTCGGGAACCGATTCGGCTTTGGTTACCCAGGATGGTGAGGCTAAAGTCCTTTCTGTCGCCGCCGCCGATCCCAGCCCTACATGGACAGTGTCAGCGAACCAGTTTTCCTCTTCAGTTCAGATTCCTTTCACCATCCTTTTTGGTCAGCAAACAGGGAGGCTTGCTTCTGATGAGGACAAAAAAGATTTTGCCAAACGCTGTAACGGGAGGAGAAATGGATTCCAGACAGACCGTGTTACCGCGGTCATCGAGAGACTGTGGACTGTAGAGGTTATCGATCCGCCTAAGTCAGGAGAAATAACGTTAACCTGGTCTGATCTGCTCGCGCCAAGTGAGAAAGAGAAGATTGCCAACATGAAGGAAATGGCTGCAGTCGCGAAGGATACCCAGCAAGCCTACGGCACACCTGCTGTCGATGAGAATGAGGTCAGGGAGGCGGGGGAGCTCGAACCGCGCGAAGAAGTGAAAACTCCGGACCCAAACCAAAAGGTAACTACCGATGATCCTCTTTCCGATGAATCCGGAGCAAAAGGCGAAAGTCGGGACGCCAGTAGTGCCACGCAGTAAGGTTGACCCGACGCGATCGGCGAAGCAGGTCAGCGCAATGTTCCGGGATATCGAGGACCGGTATCTCGGCATCAAGCGCGCTCTGAAATCGCTCTTCGACCAGCGCCTGACCGGGAGAGAGCGAGAGGTTAACAGCCACAGCTGGCACTTCCTGTGTCACGTTAACGGTGCAGAGCCAACGCTCTACCAGGTCAACGCTGGCAAGTTCATCTACGACATGTCAGCGCAGGAACTGGCCGACCTGCTCGAAGCGGTACAGTCCATTCTCGACGATTACCTACTGGAAGGCGGCGAACAAAACCTCTGGGCGATGGATTACGTCGCCGCAGAGGCGCAGCGCGGAACGCTGGAGGCATTCAACAACCTCTCGCAGCAGTCGCAGGTATACGCCAGCCAGACAACTCTCTCACAGCTTCTGAGCAGCCCAGCTTATCAAAATCAGATAGCGGCGGCCACGCTTACAACGTTCAGCGACTGGAAGGTCATCAGCGACACCGCCCGCGGCGATCTGACCAATATCATCACCGATGCGGTAGCGCGCGGGGTGAATCCTCGCGAGACAGCCAGCGTCATCAGCAAGCGCCTGGACGTAAGTATGTCCAAAGCCAAGACCATTGCTCAGACTGAGCAGGTCGGCGCGCTGCGGCAGGCGCAATGGAACGAAACCGACTGGGCTGCCGACAGGCTGGGGATGAATACCGGGCTTCTGTGGCTGTCAGCGCTCAAACCGACGACGCGCAGCTGGCACGCCAACCGTCACGGAAAGGTCTACACCACCGAGCAGGTGAGAGACTTCTACGCCGAGAACGGCAACCGGTACAACTGCTATTGCAGCCAGATTCCAGTGCTGCTCAACGACGACGGCAGCATTTATAACAAGGGGCTGGCGGATAATCTCGCCACTGAGAGGAAAAAGTGGCGAGACTCAGATGCTTAAACTATCGGTACGACAGCATCAATATGGAACTCAATTGTAAAAGTTGAAGTTTCCACATTTACGACGTCAGAGAGAGCATGCATCACGGCCTTAATAACTTCCTTATCATTGAGCTTCGGCTCGTTAGATGATTCAAAAACAGCATCAAGAGTTTGTTTTTTGCCTTCAATAAAGGCGTGAAATAGCACTTTATACTGCATATTAACCCCTTGTTTTTAGTGAACAACCATTAGCATATTGAGGACAATACATGAAGCTGTCCAGCATTCATGTGAAATCCCTCGCCATCAACGCCTCCAACATCTCAACGACAACCATCAACGGCCAGGAGCACTACGTCATTCGTGGAGCGGTCCCGATCGTCGATGACATTGTGATGAATGGCGGTCTGTACCCGGCGGAGGAGATTAACAACAGCTACCAGACGATGGAAGGCAAGCTGATGCCTCTTCCGCACCCGATGGTAGATGGCAAATATGTCAGCGCCAATGACCCGCGGGCCATTAACAGCTATCACGTCGGCGCATGGGCGCAGAACGTCAGTAAGTCAGGCGACCAGGTCGTCATGGACGTTTATATCAATAAGGCGGTCGCCGAGACAAAGCCTGACGGTAAGCGCCTGATTAATCGTCTTGATGAGATGATCGCTGGTACCAACACCGACCCGATCCATCTGTCTACCGGCTTACTCACGAACAAAGAGAGAAAGTCAGGCGAGTCGAAGCAGAAGAAGTACTCATGGATTGCTCGCAATATGCAGTTCGACCATATCGCTATCCTTCTCGATGAGCCGGGCGCCGGTACTCCAGAAGAAGGCGTCGGCATGTTCGTGAATGCCGATGGTCAGGAAGGCGAAGTCGAAACTGCAAGCCTCGTTGAAGCCGCAAATAGCCTCAAAGATGGCCTGCTGAACAAAGTGAAGTTCTTCCTTACCCACAACTCAGATGCCTCATTCGATGAAATCTACCAGATGCTGCGTGAAGCCATTCGCGCGCCGTCAGGCAGCGATGTTTATCGCTATGTCGTGACCGTATGGCCCGACAAATTCATTTTCGAAGAGGGCAATAAGCTCTTCCAGCAAAAATACCTCATCGACGACAGCACAGTCACGCTGGTCGGCGATCCAGTAGAGGTCGTGCGCAAACCCACTGAGTACGAAGTCAAAACCAACGGAGAAACAAACCCGATGAAAGAGAAGATGATCGCCGCGCTCAATGCCGCAGGCGTTAAAACCGAGGGGCTGACCGACGATCAGGTCTGGGATGCCTATAACCAGCAGGTACAGAAGAAAGCAGGCGACCAGCCGGGTACTCAGATTAACTCTGACGCGATTACCGCAGCAGTAAATCTGGCGATTAAGCCGCTGACTGACGAGATCAGTACGCTGAAAACTCAGCTGCAGGCCAACGCTGAAAAAGACCTCAAGACCAAGCGTGAAGCGGTCAAAGCGAAATTCCCGTTCATGACCGAAGCGGCGATCAACTCGCTGGCAGGCGAAGCGCTGAACGACATGTACTCGCAGTGCCAGACCAGCACCGGTCTGAACCCGGCATTCCAGGGGAATGGCGCTCAGAGTGAAATCCTTTCTATGGAGGCTCCTGAATAATGGCTCTCGCACCTCGTTTCCATACCGTAATCGCGGGCCCGGCCCGCAAGAATGACCCGCAGGTCATTGAAGCAATCATGGCGGCAGCAGTGAAGCCCGGATCTCTGGTAATGCTGGATAGCACAGGGAAACTGGCTGTTCACAATGTGGCCGGTGGTGCAGGGGTAGCCCTGGCGCTCCAGCACAATTATATCGGCGGCGGTGATATCCGCGATGCAGTGCCGGCCGGGGATACTGGCGCGGCCATCATGTGCGAAGACGATGTCGATTACCACATGCTGGTAAAGGCTGGCGAAGTGTTGCTGGAAAACGAAGGTCTGGTTTCTGCCGGTGATGGCACACTGGCCAAGTCGACCACTCCAGCCACCGACCAGGTCCTCTTCTTTTCACGCGAAAAAATCACCGTTGGTGCTGAAGCCCAGCTCGTGAAAGTTCGCAAATCAGGGAAAGCTACCGCATGAGCATGATCGTATTTAACAAAAAGCTGGTTACTGAACATAACCAGATCAAGAAGGCATGGAATCAGCTGCTGATGCAGCGCGAATCCTTCAACGTTAACCAGAACAACATTTCCGCCCAGTACGGCGGCGCGCTGGAAGTTAACCAGGCTGCGCTGATCTCTAAAGACTACTGGCGTGAAGTTGACAACATCACCACCCGAGTCTTCCGCAACGACGAAGGCAACGGCCTGCTTGATGACCTGCTCGGTCTCGGTACGCCGATCTCAATCGGCAAGACGGCGGCGCTCTACCGCGTTTCCAGCGACGCTGGCAAGGTTCATCGCACACTGACGGGCCATGTTCCGGAAGAACTGGATAAAGTCATCTACGACGAAGCCGGCGACCCGATCCCGATCTTCAACACCGGCTACAGCCGTGAATGGCGTGAATGGAACGGCATGCAGTCCGAAAACCTTGATGCAATGGCCGATGACCAGGAAGCGCATGTTGCAGCCATCCGCGAAGATATGGCCGACTACATGCTTTCCGGCGATGCGAAGGTGAAGGTGAAGGGCTATGTTGGCGCTGGTATTACCAACCACGCCAACACCAACCAGGTAGACCTGAGTGCATCCGGTCTGAATATTGACCTGACCACCTCGACTCCTGATGAATCAGTAGCATTCTTCACCGGTCCGTTCGCCAAACTGCTGGACGATAACTACGTTCAGGAGAAGGTAAAAGTGTGGGCATCCCCGGATATCATGCGCAACCTGAACCGACCGTATTCCGATGCCGCGGGCTTCAAAGAAGGCACTGTGCTGGAATACATCCTGCGCTATGGTCGCATCGAGTCGTTCAACCAGACCTTTAAGCTGACCGGTAACCACTTCATTGCGTACGTTCGCAACTCGCAGTACATCAAGACGCGCATCGCCGCGCCGGTGGGCACCTTCATGATCCCCCGACAGAATCCGTTCGACAACTACAACACTCTGGTCTGGAGTGCAGTTGGTCTGCAGATTAAGCGTGATTTCAACGGTCGCTCTAAAGTCTTCAACGCACAGGGTTAAGGGGCTTCGGCCCCTTTTCTTCGGGAGAAAGCATGAAAACGTTAAAGGTCGAGAAAACCGGCTGCTGGGGCATGATTGATGGCGTCTTCCAGCAACTTCCTGTTGGTCACGAATTCGTCGCGGCGGACGTTCCTGCAGCTTTTGTTGGTCGTGTGTCGGTGGTGGGCGAAGTGGAAGAGCAAGCGCTGGAAGTAGCCACGCCGGGCAATGACGCTGCAGAGCAGGCAGAGCAGCAGGAAGAATCTGCCAGCAAATCGAAGAAGGCGAAATAACCATGGCTGACCCAATCACAGCGGCAGACGTGCAGGCGTTCCTCGGTGAGTTGGGTTACGCCATCCCCTCCGCGCTGCTCGATCCGATTCTCTGCGTAGTGAACAAGATTATCCCGTGCCTCGATGGTGCGGGTTATGACGACTGCACGGCAAAGCTGATCCTGATGTATGCCGCTGCGCTCATGGCGACGTCTTCCGGTGCCCGGCGAATAAAATCGCAGGGAGCGCCATCAGGCGCGTCGCGCTCGTTCGATTATGGAGATGACGGCATTACCTGGCTGCGCGACTCTCTGGCGAAACTGGATACCAGCGGCTGCACCAGTGAACTACCGATCAGCGCCGGCAACAGTGTGGGCCTGTTTATGGTGGTCGGGGGCTGCTAATGGCGTGGGTTTCAGTTCAGCAACGGCTGCCGCGGACGTTTACCCGGGTGTGGGTGATCACCGATACCGGTGAGCAAACGACAGCGTACGTGAAAAGCGACGGCGAGTGGTTCATCAATTGCGACCGCATACGCGCCACAGGCGCTGTTGTGCTGCGATGGAGGGATAACTGATGTCTTCGGTAGCAAACTGGAGCTATACCGCGACGGCGACAATCTGGCGGCGCATACGCGATGCTGACGGTAGCGATACCGACGGCGGAGGTCAGCCGTATGGATGGGAGCCGCCGATCGCTATCCTCTGCGACTACCAGGGCGGTCTCTCTGCAAAAATCGGCGACCTTGGCCGGGAAATCGTGGTTAAAAATACAATCTGGACGGAGTACGCAGAGGCAAAAGAGGGTGACTATATCCTTATTGGTGCATCTTCAGCTACTTCGCCACCGGACGAGGCCGATGAGATTCGGCAGATCGTCCAGTTCGCTGATACGTTCGAGCGCCTGGCGGACGATTTCGCACTGATTACGGGAGTCTGATTATGGGCGCTAAAGTTCGCGGCATCCGCCAGGCCAAGGCCAACCTAGATCGCATTATCAAAGACGTCCAGGGGCGTAAAGTCGTGCGGGCAATCCAGTCTGCGATGCTTATCGGCAGCGCGCAGGCAGCACTTTACACTCCGATCGATACGTCGACGCTCATCAACAGCCAGTTCCGCGAAATCATGGCTAACGGCACCAGGGTAACCGGGCGCGTCGGTTACTCCGCCAACTATGCGGTGTATGTTCACGACCCGGCAGTGAAACAGAACTTCACGCGAGCAACGGCCCGCAAGGAGTTCTTAACGAAGGGCTTCGAAGATACCCGCAGCCAGATTGACGCGGTGGTGAAGAAGGAGTTGTCGTTATGAATCGCACTATCCATTTTGCCGGAGATGGCCTCGGCCCTCGCAAAGTATTTGTGAATGGCAACCAAATCGACGGGGTATTTTTTGCTGATATCCAGCGCGGAATTGTTCGGTATCATCCAAGGCCATTCAGACCCCATAAGCGCCGTAAAGGTGATCTCTACGAGCGCACTTTAAAGGGACGCGTAGAAGTCTTTCCATGTGGAGAGGCACAATGACCCCTCCGATGTATATGCGCCTTAAAGACCTCTTTGTGGATGAGGGGCTTGCCGCGGGGTTTAAGGTCCAGTGGCGGCAATGGCGCGACACCGGGAAAGATATCGATCAGTTCATCGTGTTCAGGCCTTCCGGCGGTACCGATATCACCTTTGACCTCGGCGGCGACTGGTATGTGATGGTTGATGTGATCTCCTCGAAGGCCAATCCCGATGCTGCTGACGCCGCGGTAAACGCCATTGTCGAGTATATCAGCGCGCAGTCCGGCGCCGATGATTGCGTTGGCGCGCTGCGGCTTGTCGGTAATGTACCGGCGCCGATCCCCACCGAAGAGGGCCGGTTAGTAACCCGGCTGCTCGTCTCCTGCACATACGGTGAATAATCGTCAGAATCACCCATCAGGCTGCCATATGGCGGCCTTTTTTATTTGAGAGGCATACATGCAAGGCTGCGCTAATGACACCGGCAAGCTGATTGGTAAGGTGGCCGTGCTCCGCATGGCTTTAGGTTGTGCTGATACGGTACCAGCGCTTTCCGAATGGAAGCGACTCGGCGCCATGACCACCAAGGGCTTTGACTACTCCATGAATACCGTCACCTCTGAGGCTGACGATACGAAAGGTCTGGTTGAGAACCTGGTCAACAACATGGACTTCACCATCTCCGGCGAAGGTGAGTTCCGCAAGAAAGACAAGACGACGGAAGTTGGCGCTATTGCCATCTCGAAATATATTTTCGATGAAGTACAGGCCGGCCGGCAGCCGTCTGTCTGGGTTCGCTTCGACTTAACTGGTGAAGACGCTGGCACTTATATCATGGGCTACTTTAACACCACATCCTGGTCTGGTGATTTCGGCACCACGGATATTTCGACCTTCTCTGGTGAGTGGAAAGTTGCTGATGCAGACACCGTGGTATTTGAGGTCGCTCCACCGGCGCTGGCGTTTACCACCAACCTGCCGACGACCAAGAGCGTGGCAGCCGGATCGGCTCTGAATATGTCGGTAGTGGTTGAGGGTGGTACAGCGCCTTACACCTACGTCTGGAAGAAAGACGGCACGGTTGTCAGCGGGCAAACAACGGCGACCTTCAACAAGGCCAGCGCTGTTTCTGGTGATGCCGGGGTTTATACCTGTGAAGTCACCGACTCTTCCGCGACACCAGTCAAGATCACGTCTGCATCCTGCACGGTCACTATCAGTTAACCGCCAGGCCATTTCGTGAATAGTACAAAGGGCGTTCTGCGCCCTTGATACTGTTTATGGAGCGACTATGACCCCGATTAAAGAATTAGGCGAATGCGTTATCGGTACCGGTGACCGGGAATTCTTTTTCCGGCCGTCGTTTCGCAACATGGCGCGAATAGGTGAGCCCGATGAGATTGTCCAGGCGTTCTATGACCTGTGCAATGACGAGGCGACGCCATTCGCGCAGCGCGCAGCTGAGGCCTATATCCGCGATGAGTATAGCCGCCTTCCTGATTGCGTCCTGCGGTTTATGCAAAGCGGGCTCCTGTCACGCAAAGCGGTCATGGCCGCGCATACGGTACTGACAGCATGTTGTGACGATGATATCGGCGATTTGGTTGGATGGATGAAGCCGGGGAAATCACGCAAGCGTGGCTTCGTCTGGCGCCCGGGCAGCATGCCGCCGGAAAGCATGGTCATCGTCGCGCAAAACCTGATGATGCACGGCATCATCGGCAAAGCGAAGGTGCGCAAGCTGCAGCGTTACGAAACGAATGAGACAACAGCAGAATTCCGCGCAGCCGACTACATCATGGCGGCCCGCAACCATTTCGGTATAAGCCGGGAAGAGGCTGAGAACCTCACGATGACAGAGTTCGCCATGATGATTAACGCCAAATACCCAAATCAGAACGGCTTCACGCGCGAAGAGTACGACACGGTCATGGACGAAGACGATCGCCGCTGGCAGGCGATGATGGAGCAGGAACAAGCCCGTAAAACCAAATAAACCAACCTCGGCATAGTCCGGGGCTTTTTTATACCCGCAACAAATCGCGCATTCGCGTGCGCTTCTTCCAGCAAGAGCTTTCCGTAGTGTGAGTCTGAGACTGGGCGGTGGATTTCATCGTTCCGCTCTTGGCTGCCCATGTCTACGCGAACAGGCTCGCACCACAGAAAGGTAAATACGATGAAGTATCCAACCGTATCAGTGAACGGCGTCTCCGTTCGTGTCGATGGCGATGGTCGCTATAACTTCAACGATCTTCATGCTGCGGCAGTAGCAAAAGGGGAGGCAACTGAGTCGCAGAGGCCCAGTAAATTCCTCCGCAGCGCTCAGATTAAAAGATTCATCAAAGCATTGCAGTCCAAAGCCCAAAAAAGTGCTTTGGAACAAATTCAACCACTTAAGGTAGTTAAAGGTGGGGATGAGCCTGGTGTCTGGGGAGTGGAGCTGCTTGCCATTCGCTATGCAGCATGGATTAAGCCCGAGTTCGAAATCGAGGTGTATGAGGTATTTCGTACGGTTGTTCGTATGGGCATTGGAGCAATGTCCCGCCTGAATAAAATCGACCATATCATCAACACTGAAACCAAAGCGATTAGCCAGTGTGCTAGCCAGATGGCGAAATGGGGAGTCGGCGGACGTAAGCAATTGCTCCATGCTGCGCGCGATCGTGCTGCCGATGAAGTGCAGTTGTATTTGCCAGGTATCGCATAAATTTGGAATAGCCCGCCACGGTGGGCTTTCATCTGGAGATGATCATGTACCTTCACATCACTTTAAATTCAGGCCGGACGATGCATGGCGGCATGACTCAGTCCATAATTGAAGTCTACGACGTTTCCCTCGGGGTAAGAGCTCCCTGCAAAGGTGATGATGACAACGCCCATCCTGTAGTTTTATGGCGCACGACAGGGAATAAGGATTGCGAGGGAATAATGTTCCTTCATGAGTTGGACATCGCCGTCGTTAAATCAACCGATGGAACAGTGCTCCATGAATGGCACGGCGCTAAAAGCCAGAAGCAGAAAAGAAAGAGTGAATAGCCTTCGTTCAGAAAAGCCAACATGGCGCACTTTTGTCGTTCCCTCCTATCCCTGCTAATCTGTCGAAAACAAAGCGGCGGGGATAGGTGATGAAGCTAGAGAGGGGGATCGAGCTTTCCGATGGAAGAGTGCTCTACTGGATGGAGCATTTCTGCATCAATTGCGTGCCAAGCCAAAACGGCGAATGGCATGTAGGGCATTTTGATCGAGCTGAATATGAAACCCTGCGAGAGAATACGGTAGCTCTCCTAAAAAACGAAGAGTTTCAGTTCATGGTAAGGGTAGGAAGTGGATTTTCTGTAAAAGCCTGGTGTGTTTCTCTCAATGGGACTTTTGTGTTCAGTGTTCACCGTGATCCTGATGGGATAATGGCAGCTATCATTGTACTTAATGCTCAACAAAAAGAAGTATTTAGGCTAACTACTACGACCCATCTAACCTCATGCTCCCTATCTGAGTTTGCCGAATATTTGGCGCTATCCTTTTATGGCTCTTCAAAAGGAAGAGAGCCTTATGACAATAAATTAGAGGTATTCAACTTAAAAACAGGTGAGGTGATTACATCTATCGACAAGGATAACGAGCTTAGGCATGCGGAAGTAATAGTTACAGAGCCAGAGGGCAATGTCGTCGCCTTTTATAAGGGAAAGAGTTTTAAAGTTTGCTAGGATTATGCTCATCTTTTATAGAGGGAGGGGAAGGTGTGAAAAAGGTCGTGTTTTTAGTCATAGCTCTAATGTCATTTAGTGCAGTTTCCGCGACAACAATAAGCATTCCAACTGATTCGAAAGCCAAATACACCATCATTGATAAAAGCTTAAATGGTTCCATGGCAACCATCACGACCATGAGAGAGGGGCCATCAGGGACATCCTACTCACAGCGCCTGTATGACTGCACATCGTGGACGGTGAAGTATCTTGGTGATGGAGACACGCTGGAACAAATGAAAGCATCCAAGCCTGACGAAGGCATGTCACCAATAGTTGATAATTCAATAGCGTATTATATAGGCCAACGGGCCTGTAAATAACCAAACCCGCTCCGGCGGGTTTTTTTATGCCCGGAGTATGCGATGGCAGAGAAAGCAGGTGAAATTTATTATGACATTGAGGCTAACGTATCCGGCCTGATCCAGGCGCAGCAGCAGGTTAATAAGCGTCTTGACCAAATGGACGCCAAGTTTGAGCAATCGTCACGATCTGCCGGGCGGTTTGAAGGTGCTTTAAATAAAGTTGGCGTTGCCATTGCAGCAGCTTTCACCATTGATGCAGCGAAGAAGCTTATCGCCATCGGCGACGAGATGGTTACGCTCCAGGCGAGGATAGCCAGACTAAGCCCCAGCATTGACGTGGCCAAAGAAACACTTGCCTCCCTGTCTGCAATCGCAGCTCAAACAGGTAATAGCCTATCAGAAACTGAGAGGTTATGGGAATCACTGACGACAGCGTTAAAGGAGACTGGCGCCACTAACTCGCAAATTCTCGGGTTGACGTCGACACTGCAAAAAATTGGCACGATCGGTGGGTCCTCTACTGAGGAAATGGCAAACGCATTGCGGCAGTTCGGCCAGTCTATTTCTGGCGGTATCGTCCGTGCTGAAGAGTTCAACTCTATTCTTGAGCAGATGCCTGAACTTGCGCGCCAGATTGCAGCGGGGTTGGGGATATCAATCGGCGATCTTCGCAAGAGAATGCTGGAAGGAAAACTGACGGCTCAGGATGCCCTGAACGCCATTCAACGTCAGTCGCAGTCGGTCAATGAAGAGTTCGATAAAATGCCGGTTAGCATTGATCGCGCAAAGAACAGCCTCGATGTGGCCTTCAAAAATGCTATTAACGACCTGAACCAGGCAATAGGCCTGACTACGACCCTTGCAGGATTGATGCAGAGCGTCGCGGATAACCTCAATTACTACAACAACAATGTCGGCGATTCTTCAAGAATGCCGAAGCTGATCAAGCTCCAGCAGGATCTGAACAATGAGCTGAAAGACGGCCAGAGATGGTATGAAACTGACTCAGTTTTTCAGGCCAGAAGGGCGCAGGCAGCAGTGCAGCTGAAGCAGATTGAGGGGGAAATAGCCCACATTCGAGCAAAGGCTCAGAAAGACGCCGGAAGCAACCAGTTTAATGCGCCGCCGACCAAAGGCGATGACGCCGCAACCAAGAAGCTGGTTCAAAACTCTGAACGCCGGCTTGCGTTGGCCAAACTTGAAGGCGAGGCGCGAGCCAGGCTCCAGGCCCAATATGATGCAGCTGATGCTGGGGTGACCGATCCTAAGCGAATAAAAGCGCTGCAGGACGAATATGCCGAAACCTATCGGGTTACGGAGGCGAGAAAGGAAAGCGACAAAGCCGGGAAGCAGTCGGCGTCTACCGCAGATTCTATTGCCCAAAAACTCGAAAACCTTCGCCAGCAGTCTGAGCTTGCAGCGGACTCAACTCAGGAATTGAGCCGTGAGCAGGCGATATTGCGTGCGCAGCAGTCTCTCGGTAAATCAGCTACTCAGGCTCAAATCCAGGAAGCAGGCAAATACGCAGCAGCCGCATGGGATGCAGCCGCAGCGGCGAAGGGGGTAACAGAGGCGCTTAATGCCATTCCGGAACAGGCTGAGAATAAATCCTACGCTGAATCCATGCAGAACCTGAAAGCGGCGCTTAACGCCGGGAAGATTGATCTGCAGGAATACAACGCAGCCACTGAGCAGATGGAGCAGCAGCATCAGGCCAACCTTGCCAAAATACGCTCGCAGCAGGTGGTTAACCCAACCCAGCAGGCACTTTCCGAAGTTGACCCGGTGCAGCAACTGGCTAACCAGCACGCGCAGGAGCTGGCTTTGATTCAGCAGTTTGAGCAGCAAGGGGTTCTCGCTCATGAGAATGCTTTGGCGCTGAAAAATGCCGCTGACCGGCAGTATGAGCAGCAGCGGATCGCAGCTCAATGGGAAATCCTCAGCCAGCAGAGCCTCGGTTATAACATGCTGACGAGTGCGGTGGATGCCTTTAGCGGGAATGCCTCCAATGCAATCACCGGCCTGCTAACCGGCACAATGTCAGCACAGGAGGCGATGCAGTCACTCGGCAATACCATCCTGAACAGCGTGATCAACAGCATTGTTCAGGTCGGCGTTGAGATGCTAAAAAACTTTATCATCGGACAGACAATCGGTGCGGCATCAACTGCTAACGGATTGCTACAGGCATCCCTGTTAACCAACGCATGGACACCGGCAGCCTATGCCGCCTCCGTGGCGACAGGTGGTGCAGCCGCAAAAGTGGGGGCCGTGGCCTATGGTTCTGGGCTGGCAACATCAATGGCTCTAAGCACTGTATCTGGTGCTCGCTACAATGGCGGCCCGGTATCAGCCGGCGGCCTGTATCAGGTCGGCGAGAAAGGGAAGCCAGAGATTTACCAGGCCAGCACCGGCAAGCAGTACATGATCCCCGGCGATAACGGGAAGGTCATCAGCAATAAGGATATGCAGTCAGGAGGAGGGATCAGCGTGCAGGTGAACGTCATAAACCAGTCTACCGGTGCCACTGTACAGAGTGCCGATGGCTACATGCAGGACGGTAGCGCAGTTGTGGACTTGCTGATCACCGACATAGAAAGAGGCGGCCCGGTATCCTCTCAGATGCAGCAGACATTTGGATTAAGTCGTAAAGCGCAAGGCGCTTACTAAACCAAACCCGCTCCGGCGGGTTTTTTTATGCCCGGAGGAAACGTGGCAACAGTTCAATACCCTCCGTTCCTGCCGCTTCCCCAGCGCGCCGATCAGAACATGACGCAGGATACAGCCTGGCAGACGACGCAGACGGCAGTCGGTCCCCTGATAATCACGCCGATCACCACGGACCTTAAGGCGACATGGACGCTGCAGTGGATATTCACGCTGGCCCAGGCCGAGCGGTTTAAGTCATGGCTTCGTTCGCCGACCTACTGCGACCGCGGGCGTAACTGGTTCCAGATGCCGATTGACCTGGGTGATACGCAGGGGGTTCAGCAGCAAACGCTGCATTTCGTCGATATGCCGGTGCAGACCAGCAAAAACGGCAACATTGTCACCTGGACCGCAACGGTTATCAGCAACGGTATCGAGGACATTACTGAAGATTACGACGACTGGATTGTCGAGGCGCAGCCGGGCTACGGCTATTGGCTGGATTATCTGATCACCGAAGTGATGCCGAGGGCTGACTGATGCCAACATTACGAGAATGGAAAGAGCGGCGGCCGGCAAGCGATATCAAACAAACGGTGGAGTTTTATCACCCTGCGTTTGGTTATTACCGGGTAGTCAATAACCTGTTTCGCCCGGCGACGTTTGGCGGCAACTCATTCGAGCCTGCGCGGTTCAGCGTAACAGAACCGGCGCAGGACGGAACGGCAGTGATATCCATGACGATAACCTTTGTCGCCGCGACGGAGCATGTTCGGCAGACACTGAAAAGCTGGCGCGGGGCGGCGCGCATGACGCCGATAAAATGCCTGTATCAGCAGTGGAATGCGATTGGTGACACGGCGTCACTGAAAGACTGGACGCTGTATGTGAGTGATATCTCTGCTGACGCAAACAATGTGACGGTTGACGCCGGGTTCACCAACCCTTTGACGCTCGCCAACCCGATTATTTACACAACAGAACTTTATCCCGGACTGAAAACTTCATGACGCAAGACGAATTTATCCGGCTTGTTACCGGCAAGCCGTGGGCTAACCGCTCCTGCAGTTTTGGCTCGATGGATTGTTGGGCGCTGGTTGTTCTGTATTACCGGCATGTGCTGGGAATTGAGTTGCACCATATTCCAGCGTATGAAGCCGGGGCTGACTTCATTACTTGCCATGAGCAGGAGGTGGAGCATTGGAGAACGATACCAGCAGCGGTGTCGGGTTGCATTGCGGTTTTCTATCGTGGTGAAGTCCCGGCGCATATTGGCGTAATGACAAGCCCCGTTAAGTGCCTGCATTCCCGTGGGGAGTTTGGTTTCGTGCGCAGCGACAACCCGCTGGCGCTTCTTAAAGTATACAGCCGCGTGGAGTATATGGTGCATGGTTCGATATGAATTACAACGCCTTCCTGGCGCGCCAAAGCAGCGTGGAGTTGCGGAGGAAGGAACGCCGCTAGCTGAGTTACTTGATTCTCTGAATTTGCACAATGATGTGGTAGTTAAGCTTAACGGCAGAGAACTTGATGACGACTTCGAGATAACTTATCCGCTGTGCAGAAATGATGTAGTCCTTATATTCGACCAGCCAGAGGGTGGGGTAGGGAAACTGATCAACACCATATTACGACCGGTCACAAAAATTCTCTCTGGCGCAATGAAATTGCTCGGTCTTGCACCAAAATCCGGAGGCGTTTCTGTTGCAACTGGAGAGTCGCCCAACAATGATGTCACCCAGCAGACCAACCGGGCCCGTCTATATAAAGGGAGGCCGAATATTTATGGTCAAGTACGAGCCTATCCAGACCTCATACAGGAATCGATGTTTGAATACATCAGTAATAATAAAATGGTTACAGAGTGGATGGAGATAGGCTATGGACACTACAATATTTCATCAGTACGTTATTCCGAATCTTCTCTGGTAGCTATGGCCGGCGCCAGCTATGAAGTTTATCATCCAGGCACGGTAATCCCAGAGATTATTCAGGGATATGCCTTTGACGATGTTGATGGGCAGGAGCTTCCTGGCACCAACGAGCAGACATCAAATATCGTTAATCAAGCCACGACGAATAATTTGCTGGCTGGTAGTTTCGCTGGAGGCCAGTTTTATGCAAAAATTGAAAAACAAAATGAGTTTGATGTTTTCTATGACTCTCCAAAACCATTTTCGGTCACTATCACTGTAAATGTGTCATATAATACAGCCAGTGGGCTGGTAACAAAAAACATCAATGTATCTGCTAGTTTGTTTAACTCTGCGCTATCAGATGATGGGACACTTATCGATCCGCAACAATTCTATGAGTTTTGGTTTAACTATTTGTCTGGTCCAGACTTTGAGGGATTGCCAGCAGACGCCACGGTAAACAGCACTCTTTTCACGCTGACTCAGTATTCGACTATTGCGGTTGGGCCATTTTTTGCGGCGCTCCCTGGTGATCAGCTTTGGGTGCACCTCTACGCGAATGAAGCTGGCGGATATGACGGGCCTGCCCGTATCACATGGTGGCAGGTCGACACCGATAACAACCAGATACCCGGTACCGAAGAGAGCATTGATGTAAACGTGCACAACGATGGAGGCAATCAGGATTACATTTACCGGACATACAAAATAACACCTGTGGCGGGTTTTGGACGTTATGCCTTTAGAGCTGAGCGAACCAATAACTCGGCCAGCAACTCAGTACTGTATTTGTCCGGTGCTCATGCTGTAACCATCCGTAAAAACGTAGTATATACCGATGACACAATTGTCAGGGTCACTGTCAGACAGACGGAAACACAGACTGTAGCGTCAGATCGTAAATATAACTGTCTGGTGCAGAGGAAGGTCATATCATGGACGTCAAGCGGCATTGACTTTGCATTGCGGCCCAGCAGGTCATTTGCTGACGCCGTACTACATGAGTGGGTGATCATTGGCAAACAGGATCCATCCAGGCTTGATTTACCTTCGCTTTACGCCATTAAAGACTCGCTGCCAGATGCTCAGCTTGGTTATTTTGACTGGACATTTTCCGATGAAAATCAGCCGCTAGGTGAGCGAATACAGACTATCTGTAACGTAGCTCGCGTTAGTTTTAACTGGATCGGTGATGTTCTTACATTCTGGCGTGATGAAAGGGTTTCTAACCCAGATGCGGTTTTCGCCCGTTCGAATATGTTCTGGGAAGATTACAAGTTGTCATGGAAAATGTCTTTACCTGGTGGGTATGACGGCGTGACGCTCGACTACGTCGACCCTTCAACTAACAAAAAGACCTACATATACCTAAGCGTGGGCACCTCCGGAATAAGTGAAGTTTCCGGCGCTACTGTTAACGCGATGCAGATCAGCCTGGACGGTTGCCGCAACGCCACTCAGGCAACCGACAGAGCCTGGCTTGAGGCGAGGAAAATCCTTTACTCACGCCTGACCATGACAGTGAAAGTGCTGGAGTCGACGCAGGTGGTGCGAGGTACGGTGGTTCAGTGTCCGGACATGTACGACAACGCGCAGCAGACCGGATACATCACCGGGCGCTCCGGTGACGTGTTTTCGACCTCGGAGCGTCTCGACTTCTCACTCGGTGATATGTGGGTGGTGATGACCGACAGCCTCGGCAATTACCGCGGGCGCTGGCGAGCTTATCCGGTAAGCGGCAAAGCCCAGGCATTTCAGGCTGCAGCCGATACCTTCGATCTGAACATTTATGACCGCAGCACGGTGCAAAACCCCAGCCGGTATTTCATCGCTACTGACTCGGAACTGAACTCCACAATCTGGCGCGTCGATAGCGCTAAACCCAACGGTGACGATACTCAAACCCTCTCACTCACTGAGTATTCAGACTCGATTTATCCGTAACACACAGCAGTAATTACCAACCTTCGCGCACACCATCAGATTCACTTCTGAGGGCTTCGTGCGCCTTTTATAGGGCGACATGCACAATGGCAGAAGTACCGTTACCAACTCCCACAGATAACGCTGTTCCGAGCACGGATATCCGGGATGCAGTTTATGCCGGCGCCATGCTGGATAAGGTTGTCACCAGTACAGACCTGAAATACACCGATCGCCTGGGCGGTGAGCACTACACCGTAGATGGTATCAAGGCGGAAGGGGATAAAGTCGTTGAAGAAACGCGGCAGAACCTGATCCCTCTTAGCCGGCAGTATATGACACTTGCGGCAGCGCAGGCAGACATTGCTAATATACCAGTCAATTCAGCTATATATGTTCGTAATGCTGATGGCACATCTTTGGCGGATGAATACATTAACAACTCCGGTATATTGACTGCGACTGGTCGAAAAATGCCATCACAGCAAATGTTAGATGCCGTATCGGAAACTGCAAATGATTCGAGTGATTTTCTTGCCACTGCTCAGACCGGGTTATATTTTGGTAATAATGAAACAATACCTTTCGTTATAGACAGTAGTAATAAACTAATACTCGGCTATGACTCTCATAAAGACGAGGTTATTGGGGCTGGTATGATCACCAGCGAAAAGGCAAAATCAATCAGCGATAGTGCAATTGATGAGCGAGAGGCAAATGGAAACACTGGTTTGTATGTTGGTTCAGGCACTATCATTCCTTTAATGATAGATGGAAACAATAGACTAATACTCGGCTATGACGCAGAAAAAGACTCTGTTGTAGGCGCGGGATTGAACCAGTCCACAATTACCCCAGAAAGGAAACCGCTTCCATTAGAATTAAGGCCAATAGCAAAGGCTGTTAACCATACATTAGGATATGGTCAATCACTTTCTATTGGAGCCACTGCAACAACAATTATTTCGAGTTCGCAGCCGTATTCAAATATTACTTTTTCAACCGGTCCTCGGGCAGCAAATAACGATGTTTCATCGCAAAAACCTCTTGTGGAAGATAATACCAGCCCTGCACCTGACGGCGGCACTAATCGCGGGGAAACATTCTGCTCGGGAATGGCTAACTACGCACTAACGCTAGCAGCCATTGACAATGGAATCATTCCATCTAAACACGTTATTTTTGCCAGCACCGCAGGTAAGGGGGGGACTAAACTTGCAAACCTGATTAAAGGTACAGCTTGGTATAATGATCACTTCCTGCTGCATGTGACTGGTCAGTACGACTTGAACCATGACTCTGCGGTGCATATCATTCCGATTGCTCAGGGGGAGACTGATCTTGACCAGTCGCCGCCTACGGCTGCTTCAGCATGGCGCGCTATGGCTGAGCAATTCCAGATTGATGCTGAGTCTGATATTAAGGCTGTTAATGGGCAGACAAGTCCTGTTTTTGTTCAATTTAGCCAGTGCTCATACAAGGCCGCACTTAGTCCAAACATCTGCCTGTCTCAACTGGATTTGGTTCAAAAAAATAAAAAATTCAGGCTTGCTACTCCGCAGTACCATCTGCCTCGGGCAGCAGATGGTACACATCTTACTAGCGTTGGCTATAAATGGGATGGGGCATATAGAGGAAGAGATTACAAGGAGTTAATGTTTGATGGTATTGAGTCTTTATATATCAACCCAGTCTCTGCTACGCTCAGGGGTAACGTTTTAACGTTGAAGTTTGATCGCGTAAGGGTTCTTCCCTTGAGGCTAGATAACGAAAATCTCGCAGCAACAACAGATTATGGATTTCGTGTTAACGACTCAAATGGAAAAGTTAATATAATGTCATCAAGGGGTATCGATGATACCGTAGTTTTTGAGTTAGCAACCATACCAGTCGGGAATACTGTTGTCAGGTATGCTCTTGACTATCTGGGGGAAGGCTTGAATATAGTAAACGGTGCATCAGGCAACCTTCGTGACAGTGATACTTCTTTTATCACTATCAACAATGTCAATTACCCTATGTTTCAGGTGGCTCCTCACTTCGAACTTCAAGTTATTAAGGTTGGTGAATAATGTCTAGTTTTGTATTGCGGATAAATGCATTTAGTAGTGATACATCTATGCCAATTATTAATGAATCTGACTTATCATTTAATCAATTGCCACCTGTTGAAAGTGATGCGTGGGAGTTTTTTGCTCTGGATGGCACTGACTCATCATTGATAGGAACTTTAAATAATCGCGCCTTAACCAAGCAAAACACAGTTACATCAGGTGATAATTTCTTTACTCTTGCTATTGGTAGCAATGTTAAAAATGCTCTTGTTAGCACATTTGCGGATAGCCGCATACAAACCCAGGCATTAGTCATCCGCTTCCCTTCGCTGCCTACCAACTCCTTACAAATTCCGTTCATTGCTGGCGCCATGAATAACAGCGCGGGTTCAGGACTGTATCTTGATCCAGGCTCTTCATTATCATTGCGGCGGCAGTTCAGGCCATCAATAACTGCATCAGAGCAACCGTATGCATCCCTGGCTAACAAATGGATATTTGTGGCATTGTCAGAGAATGGTGATGGCTCTCATATGGATAGCACTCTGTTCTGCTCAAACGGAACAACTTCGCCATACTCGGTAGAGCGTACAGATGCTATTGCGAAAGTGCTGGCATCAACTGGTATCGGTGTTGGCCATGTAAACTATGTCACGCCAGCAGAACGGCCAACAATTAACATGGATGTGGCAGAGTATGCCATTTTTGATACGGCGAAATCTCCCTCTGATCTCATTCAGATGTATAACCGCGCAAAGAGACGGATGGCAGACAGGGGAATAACATTGTCATAATGCCATGTAATTTATGTAATTTTTAAAATACCGACCAAAAGAATTGATCTGTTTTCACATAAAAACTACTGTATATAAAAACAGTGTTTATCGGAGGGCAGATCATGCATCGGGCGTCAGACATCAATCAGGCATTCCGCGAGTCGGTATTGCGCAACTCCAAAGGCTACCAGTACCTGCACACAAAGGATTTTGTGTCAGCGCTGCGCCGGCGTGGGCTGCACTTTACCGACTCAGAGGCTAATGCGTGGATATCTAGAGAGCAGACGTACTTTGTCGACAAAACCACCGACCATAGCGAAAACCGTTTGTGGATGATGGCCAACATGGGGAGGGTTCTGTAATGGGATTTCCTTCACCCGCGACGGACTACGTCGAGCAGCGTCTGTCCGTTAACATGATCTGCAATGTTGGTCCTAACACCCGCGTTTTCGAAAGGGATGGCGGTTATGTTGTGCTGGATATTTCCCTGAAGCCAAAGCAGGGTAGTCAGGTTCTGATTCAGCACGGCGGCGGGACGGAGCTTGCCACGTTGAGAGGTAGGTCTCTGATTACCGAAGACGGCGAAGCGATCGAGGGCGAGGCTCTGGACGATGTTACTGTCGCCGGCGTTGTGACGCATGTCATTTGTGATGTGCGAAGCGATAGCCTGGCTGTTTAACCATGAAAGAATGGTGCGCACCGAAACATGATTAACTAGCGCGCTAATGATGCGACAAACTACTGCACCAGTAAACCGGCTAGTTTGCGATCTGGATAGCTGCTAGCAAAAGTTATATCCCATAATCCAATTAGCAATGTCAAAATCCCTAATCTTGTTGTAGCTTTCATGAGATGGTTATGATGTGTATCATAGTGGTTCGGTATTAGCTGTTTATTGCGGGTACATTTTGGATTTTGTACATCCTGGTGTACACACTAAGCAGAGTGAAGCTCAGAAACGCATTTAAATGGCTAATATTATTACATTAATCAATTTTGTATGTGCTCTTTCGTGCGGGGCACCACTGCAAATAAGGACATAAAATGCCTGTAATTACGCTTCCTGATGGCAGCCAACGCCATTTTGACCACGCAGTTAGTCCGATGGATGTCGCGCTGGATATCGGTCCAGGCCTGGCGAAAGCTACCATTGCCGGGCGGGTAAACGGTGAACTGGTAGACGCCTGTGACCCGATCGAATCCGATTCCACTCTCTCTATCATCACCGCGAAAGATGAAGAAGGGCTGGAGATCATTCGTCACTCCTGCGCGCACCTGTTAGGCCATGCCATCAAACAGCTGTGGCCCAACACCAAAATGGCTATCGGTCCGGTTGTCGATAATGGTTTCTACTATGACGTAGACCTCGACCACACCCTGACCCAGGAAGATATCGACGCGCTCGAAAAACGTATGCATGAGCTCGCCGAGAAAAACTACGACGTTATCAAGAAGAAAGTGAGCTGGCATGAAGCGCGTGAAACCTTCGTGAAACGCGGCGAAAGCTATAAAGTTTCTATTCTTGATGAAAACATTGCCCATGATGACAAGCCTGGCCTGTATCATCATGAAGAATATATCGATATGTGCCGCGGTCCGCACGTACCGAACATGCGCTTCTGCCATCACTTTAAGCTGATGAAAACCGCCGGAGCCTACTGGCGCGGCGACAGCAACAATAAAATGTTGCAGCGTATCTACGGCACCGCGTGGGCAGATAAAAAAGCGCTGAATGCCTACCTGCAGCGTCTGGAAGAAGCCGCCAAGCGTGACCACCGTAAAATCGGTAAGCAGCTCGACCTGTATCACATGCAGGAAGAGGCGCCGGGGATGGTGTTCTGGCACAATGACGGCTGGACCATCTTCCGTGAACTGGAAACGTTTGTTCGTTCTAAACTGAAAGAGTACCAGTATCAGGAAGTAAAAGGTCCGTTCATGATGGACCGTGTGCTGTGGGAAAAAACCGGCCACTGGGACAACTACAAAGATGCGATGTTCACCACCTCTTCTGAGAACCGTGAATACTGTATCAAGCCGATGAACTGCCCGGGTCACGTGCAGATCTTCAACCAGGGGCTGAAATCCTACCGCGACCTGCCGCTGCGTATGGCGGAATTCGGTAGCTGCCACCGTAACGAACCGTCTGGCGCGCTGCATGGTCTGATGCGCGTGCGCGGCTTTACCCAGGATGATGCGCATATCTTCTGTACTGAAGATCAGGTTCGCGATGAAGTGAACGCCTGTATTCGTATGGTCTACGATATGTATAGCACCTTTGGCTTCGAGAAGATCGTCGTCAAACTGTCGACTCGCCCGGAAAAACGTATCGGTAGCGACGAGACCTGGGATCGCGCGGAAGCGGATCTGGCGGTGGCGCTGGAAGAAAATAACATCCCATTTGAATATCAACTGGGTGAAGGGGCGTTCTACGGCCCGAAAATTGAATTTACCCTGTATGACTGCCTCGATCGTGCATGGCAGTGCGGTACCGTACAGCTGGACTTCTCTCTGCCGCAGCGTTTAAGCGCCTCCTATGTGGGCGAAAACAACGAGCGTCAGGTGCCGGTCATGATTCACCGTGCGATTCTCGGTTCTCTGGAGCGCTTCATTGGCATCCTGACCGAAGAGTTCGCAGGCTTCTTCCCAACCTGGATTGCACCAGTGCAGGTAGTGGTCATGAATATTACCGATTCTCAGGCTGAATACGTTAACGAATTGACGCGTAAACTACAAAATGCGGGCATTCGTGTAAAAGCAGACTTGAGAAATGAGAAGATTGGCTTTAAAATCCGCGAGCACACTTTACGTCGTGTCCCGTATATGTTGGTCTGTGGCGACAAAGAAGTCGAAGCCGGCAAAGTGGCCGTGCGCACCCGTCGCGGGAAAGACCTCGGCAGCATGGACGTAAATGAAGTGATCGAGAAGCTGCAACAAGAGATTCGCAGCCGCAGTCTTCAACAACTGGAGGAATAA